AAAATCCCAAAATATTATCTCCCGATAGGGTAGTAGAGATGGCTACTCGTGTACGTTCGTTCACTTTCACTTTGAACAATTACACCAGTGACGACGTGGAAAAGTTGAGCACCTTTGAGTGTTCATACTTGCTCTTTTCCAAGGAAGTCGGCGATTCAGGCACACCCCACCTTCAGGGATATTGTGAGCTTGATGAAGCGAAAACTTTTTCGTGTTTGAAAAAAAAATTCCATGCTACGGCGCACCTAGAGAAAGCGGGTGGGTCGGCAGCTCAAAATAAAGCATACATTGTTGGTCCATACGAAAAAGATGGAAAGGTGAAACCTTTTAACCCTGATTATGTAGAGATTGGAGTACCGAAAGCACAAGGAAAGCGAACTGACTTGGAAATCACCCGTGATAAATTGAAAGAGACGGGTAAAATACGAGACGTAGTCGAAGTGGCGAAATCATATCAATCAATAAAGATGGCCGAGGTCTATCTGAAGTATAATGAAAAATCTAGAAATTGGAGACCAGAAGTGTCGTGGTTTCACGGCGCAACTGGCACAGGAAAAACTCGCACTGCTTACGAGCAGGCCGGCGATGATGTTTATACATGTTCTTGTAATACCAAGTGGTGGGAAGGTTATGATGGTCATGAGAGCGTAGTCATAGACGATATGCGATATGATTCATTCAAGTTTCCTGACCTATTAAAAATGCTCGATAGGTATGAATACCGTATAGAAAACAAGGGCTCAAGTCGACAACTTTTGGCTCGAAAAATTTACATCACAGCCCCGTCAAGTCCTGAAAAAATGTTTCTTGGACATACCTCGGAAGATATCGGTCAATTGCTTCGGCGGATTGATATAATTAAGGAATTCGTTCAAAATAAAAATCTAACTATGTCATTATAATGGCATTTCGCAAGTTTGTTAAACGTGCTGTGAGAGGCGCTAAACGTGTTGTTAAAAAGCGCTACAACATTGGTAAGAAGAAGCGAGGCGGAGTGAACACTGGCGCAATCGCGGCTGATGTTATGAAACTTATGAGCATGGTCAATGCGGAAAAGAAAATTTATACTTTGGCTCTACAATCTAACTCGGTTGGTCAGGTGCGTATTAACGCGACTGGGGCACAGTGTTTTGATATCACTCCCATGATGGGACAAGGGACCGACCAGTTCACCAGAAATGGCATTAGCGTCAAGCTACATTCTCAGCTTTGGCAATTCCAAGTTATTCAGCAGTCAGCTGCTCTCAGTGGCAATACAATTCACATTGAAATGTGGTACAACAGTGGGCCCACCCGGGACCAGGCTACCCTCTTAACTGATATGTATGAACCCTCTATTTTTAGCGGGGTTATCGACATGACTTCTACAAGGAATCCAGACCATTTTAAAGACTACCGCCTGCTGCGAAAAGTTTCAAGAAAACTTCACGACCCTGCCTACGCAGGAGACCTCGTAAATTCTACGTTCACGATTCCAATTAAATTCAACCGTGGTAAAGGTCACCACATTCGTTATACCGGCTCCGGTTTTACAAACTACCTGAATGATGTTCAAGCAGGTCAAATTTTCATAATTATGCGTACAAATAATGGTAACAGCTCCCCTACAACTGCGTCAACGCTTCCAGTCGTAGTTACTGGTATAAATACTGGCCTGACTGTCAAGTGGGCAAATAAGACTTGGTTTTATGACAATTAAATGACACTTGTTATCTAGGAGACCGACGATGATATTTACAATAAAAAAGCAATTGAAAAGCAGCTGCTCCCAGCCTAGCGGGTGAGCGCCTCAGCGAACCCCCCTTCTTCAGCCCCCGGCATGGGTCCAGACTTGAAGCAGATAAGCCGAAGGCTTAGTCGCGCAGCGACGACGCTCATGATTGTTGTCGATTGGTCGTCAAAAATTAGCAGGGTAAAGCACGGAAGTTGGGGTTAGTATTACCCCCAACTTCTGTGTAATTTACTTTTGTGTAAAAAGAAACTTTAGGAAAAAAAGTGCGTTCAAAATCCCAAAATATTATCTCCCGATAGGGTAGTAGAGATGGCTACTCGTGTACGTTCGTTCACTTTCACTTTGAACAATTACACCAGTGACGACGTGGAAAAGTTGAGCACCTTTGAGTG